GTAGCCGCCGCTGTGCCGGTGTCGATTCCATCAAACAAGCCATCTGGATCACTGGTGCCGTCTGCGGCTGTCAGGTAGCGATACCCGATATCCATAGTTTGAGCATTGCCCATGTCGGCCGATACGGCGCGAACGCGGGTAATAGTGATACCACCAGCCAATTTACCCATAAGGGCGATACTGGCTGCGGCGTGTGCTGCGAAGGTGAAGCTGAGCACAGCAACGCAAGCGTTACCGTATTCACCCGCCTGTTGCAGCGTTTTGTAGTTTGGTCCTGTAAATTCTGCCATGAGTATTTACTCCTGATTAAAATATCTATGGTGCCAAAGGTGGGCTCCCCCACCCTCAGCGCCGGATGCCTTTAACTCACGGCGGTATCGAGAACCATGACGCCATGATCGTTTACACGACCATCGGTGCCCTCAAAGCGGATTTTGGCCTTACCGTTCATCCACGCGATAGACAACTCGTTGCGGTTGCCGTGATCGGTTTCTTCCTGGTTCATGCCAAAGTAGTAACCGCCACCCTTGCCGCCGGTGGCACCATAGGCGTCAGTCAGTGCCTGAGCTCCCAGAAGGATTGCGCGCTCAGTCTTAACCGCTGCCGTTGATGTGGTAGTGCCCGCATTGGCCGTATTGGTGCAGACTGTCACTGCGGTGCCAACATCAAACCGGATTGGCCGGGGCTGCTTCTTAACCAAGATGTTGTTCCACATTACCGCGTCACCCTTAAAGATTGGGTGATTAAAGTCTTTGCGTCGCTCGAAAGCGTTGGCCTGCAATGCCCGCCAGTCACTACCAGAGGTAGCTGTCCAGAAGTCATACCACTGGCGCGGAGTTATCCACAGGCAATGAAACGGCGAATCTTCTGCCATTGGGTCGCCTTCCATACGGATGGCTTGCAGAGGGAATGCCATTTCATCCAGTGCCAGGCGCAGCTTGTCACACTCAGCCAGGGTGAACTTCTCCGCTGCATCGATATCAGCTATCGAAGTCGCGCCACCAGCATAGAAATGCCGGTCCCAGGTGGGAGGCGTAACCGCATTAACCATGATTTCAGCAAAGTCTGCATCGTCATCTTTCGGGAGGATCCAGTCAGCATCGTCGTGATCGCCGCGCGCGCCGGCCAGGTGTACCAGACAAATCTGGTCAGCTAGTCGGTTGTAGTACGGAGACAACAGCGTTTTGGCTGTCAATTTAAGGTTGTGCTTGGTGCGCTGCTGGGACATACGGCCCCCGGCGTCAACCAGAGTACGGCCTTGATCGATTTTCAGAGCGAAGGATGCGTACTTGAGGTTGGTGCCTTTGCCCGCGATGATCTTATCGCCCATCACCGGCTTTTGGCGCAGTTGGTGGAAAATGTCCACGGTCACTTCGTCACCGGCGCTGCTCTGCAAGTCGGTAACACGAACGATTGGTGCGCCCGCGGCGGTCTGCCCTTTTGCCTTCTTTGCCTCACCGGACAGCGTAGGGGCTGCTCCAGTTTGGATGTTGGCAAAAGAGGGACGCCGGGACGCTTCCAAGAACAGCGCGGCATTGAATAGCTTGTTCGCAATGCTTGCGCCTGTAGGTACTGAGGTTGACATGGTTTACTCCGTTAATCTTTAAGTCGGCAGTAGCTCGGTTAATACATCGTCCATTGAGCGACCTTTGGCAGTTTGCGCGACCAGATATGCTTCCACATCTGTAATGTCGCCGTCCTCAAGCTGCTGAATGATCGGTTTCTCTGTTCCAGGTATTTCACCGCCTACATCAGTTAGCGAGTTGGGTGCGGCAGGTTGCGCCCCGGCAAGTGCCGCGGCTGCTGCTGCATTAATCGTTTCGTCGGTAGACTCGCCCAGGGCGGCCTTTGTTCGACGGACAATTTCAGGAATGCGTTCTTCAAGCGTTTTTCCATTCCAGGTTGGGTCCACTTCAAGCGAATTGTTCACGCTTTCAACTACACCCCAATGGGAGTCATTCTCGGCCCACCGTAAGGTATCTGGATTGGTAGCAAGGGGATTGGTGTCAGGCTGGGCAACGACTTCGGCCGCTGGCTGGACGTTATTTGCCGCTAATTGCTCTGCTAATTGCGCATTTTGCTGCGCCAGAATAGCAACGGCCTCGCCTACTTCACCATAAGACTCGAAATCCGCGAGCTGTTCCGGCGTAAACCGGACATTCTCTGGCAAATCTTTGGGTGTTATATCGGCTGAAGTCAGTTGCTGTTCAAGTAGGGCATTCTTGCGGGTCAATTCATCCAGTTGGGTTTTCAGTTCCGCGCCTTGCTGGCGCTCGCTTTCCAAAACCTGGTAGGGAATATGGTTCTTACCGTCTTTGGCAAGTAACACGGGCTCGGGATCTTCAACGACTGGTTCAGTAGGTGCTACCGGCTCAGGGTCGGGCTCGGCGGCTACTACTGGCTCTGGTGTCACATTCGGCTCGGGCGGGGCCGCGGGAGTTTCAACAACTTTCCCGGTATCGCCACTTTCCATGGACGCCAAAACATCCTCCTCACTTTCGCCAGCTTCGACGCGCGAGAGAATATCGTCTAAATCTTCGAGGTTTGCGTTGTCCAATACTTCTTCCAGGGCACTTCCACTCATTTCTGCACTCCGTCATTTATCGCATGACTGCGTAAGTTGGGCTGCTGCTGTCACGACCTCAGCGTTCGTGGCTTTCTATCCCATTTTATACGCCATTTTTTCGAATCATGCAAAATTTTGGCCGATAGAGTGCCATATTTTTACATTATCGTTAAATTCTGGCATCAGGAGTAGGTAGAAGGGGCTACGAAGGGGCTTGTATGTGAAATTAAATGATCGGATTTAAATTACATGGTGTGCACAGGATGATTTGACAAGTCAATTAGATTAAATGCCTTGGGCCCAGGGTGTTTACTCTAAGTTTCAGGATTGCCGGTCATGGAATAGCATTCACACGGACACGCAAAGGGTGTTGCGTGTCCGTGTGGCAGGATTACATCAGGTTATATCAGGTTTTGGCGGGGATTTTCTCTGTCTTCTTGGGGCCAGCCGCAGCATCGGCTACTGCGTTTTCAACGCCAGACCCGGTGGTAGCCTTGAGCGCCATTACATCAGGCATTACTTTCTCGTATGCATTAATCGTGGCTTGGCCGGTGTCGATTTCCTGCTGTAGCTCCCGGCTCTTGTCCGACATTTCCTGCATCAACCGTTGCATTTCCACCAATATCTTATCGGTTTCGGCATCAGTCTTGCGATCATCGTAGCGTTGCGCGTTGGTTTTTGCGTCGGACTGGTCGGCTCCTGCCTGGTTCTTAGCGGCGGTGGACCTCAGCACATTGACTCTCTCGCGCAGTTCTTCCAGCTCAAGGGCGGCTGTTTCCTTCTGTACAGCCTGCTGCTGCTCTGCGGCGGCCCTTTCTTCGTCGGTCATTGTCTCTGGGTCAATGCCAGTGCCTGTAACCTTCCTGATCCGCTTAACCATTTCCTCACGCTGGGGTATGTCGGTTGAATCAACAACAATATCCAGCACGGCGACCTTCACATCGTCTGGTAGGGTAGCGGCCAGCTCAAACAATCGGTTACTGATCTGCGCCCGGTAGCCCGCGGTGGCTTGTATGTCGTCCAGCGCCACTTGGGTTTTGGAGCGATACACGTCATTGTTGATGGTTTTGTTACCAAAGCTGTCTGTTCCTGGGGAGTTCAAGGAAATCATCTTTGTCTTTTCTGGCTTTTGTGTGCCGACAGCGACTTCCATTTCATTACGACCGATATCTTCGTTAATCAAGGCAAGCAAGTGCTCACCCACCAGTCGCCGGCCGAATCGATAGTTGTCATTGAGTTCAGCTAAAGTGGTACTTCCCTGCTCCACCAGGCTGGCAATAGCCACACCAGAGTCGGCACCACCATCCTGCTTGCCCATCAGCGCGCTGTATACGCCCGCAGTGTCCTGAATCATGCGCTGGGCCTCAACCATTATCTCAAACTGCTGGCTGGCCAGTTGGAAGTCCTGCTCGATCTTGAATGAATGCTGGTCTCGGTGCTGGCGGTTGGGATTCAAGGTAATAACACCATCTGGTCGCTGGACCTCGTCCGTCACCTCCTCGATATCCATGGTGGTCGCGTCTTTGTCCATAATCACGCGCTTGGCCGACAATAACCACATCATCTTGGAGCGCCTGGCGTTCACTTCGTCCTGTGGGCTCATCATTCGACGAACAAGCCCGTAAGGTATGCCTGTGCCATCCTCTCTGAATCCCCAAAAAGGCAAATAAGGGAAGTTGTCATGCGGCAAGGGCGATGGAATATCTATGATCCGGTGGCATCCCATGAAATATGACAGGCGCATCTTCGGGAATACGCCGGTTATTGGTTTGGCTGTCCGGTGCGCCAAAGCTATCTGGTGCAGAGGGTTGCCCTTATTGTAAGGAATCACCCGGCCATCAGATAGTTTCAGGACTACGCCACGTTCATAGGCTCGATACCAGACTTCAAACACTCTGACTCTGCGTCGCTCCCAGTCAAACCATGTTTCTTCATCAAGCACGGTTTCTTGGGATTCACTGTAGGCATGGAGCAATTCAACCATCTGGTGTTCTTTGCCATCGGTCCATGTGCCATCCCATGACCGCCAGCCGTTCACAGCCATGCGGATAAGGTG